TGTTAACAGAAATCTCGGTGGTAGAATTGCCATAAATGATACGGTCTCTCAAATTAGACAACAGACCATAAGCACCTCAGCGGCCAACAACAACAACAACAACAGTGTCACAACAACTGATCAATTTGCTGCTAAAATTTTTCAAAACAAAGACAAGCCAGAAATCTTAAAAGCCGTAGGAATGAGTGATGCTTTCAATGCTTCAGTGCAATTCAAAACCAGCGTTAATGATGCTATACAGTGGGAAGAGTTCAAGGAAAATAAAAAGAAGTTAGAGGATAAAGAAACTAAGAAAAGATTGGATATGAACAAAGTCTATAAATATGCTCCAGGAAAATGTTTACCTACTAAGAAAATTAAAAATATTCCCATTAATGAAGAGACCATTGATGCATTTGTTTTAGATACAAATCCAATGGCCAACAATTTTCAAGGAGAAGCTTTTATTCCATACATCTACCAAAGCCAACAACAAGCCGGAAAAGCTTTTATTAGAAGAACAGCCAATCAAAAAATCCCAGCAAATTGTGGTCCAGAATTTGAAAGTATTCTAAAAAATAATCACACTTTTAGACACTTAGAACATAACAAGACCGATAAAACCACAATATCAAAAGGACCCCATCCAATGTTAGCCTTTCTACGTAGATTTTTTAACTACGTATTCCTTGCTGACACATTAAGTGAAAACGGATTTCCATTCAGAAGAGTTATTGGAGTAGCAGAATCCATAGGAAGAAGTGCAGCTCAAGGATTAAAACACATTTTCTATTACAATCCAATTCTAGGTATGCAAGATAGCTTGAGATTCATGGATGTTTTAGAATTAATGGATAGGGATGTCAACATAGCTGATAGATATCTAAACCACCCTTTGATAGGAGATGGAAGTGCAGTAGAAGAATTTTGGAAAGCTATGATGTGGGACGGCTCAATGGATCCTAACAATCACCCAGTGGATAGAATACCCACAGAAATTCACGTGGTAGACGCTTTATATTACGGAATGATAAAATGGATAGCAAGAATGTTTTTAAACATCAACGTCAGAAGAGCAAGAGCAACATACCACTGTTACCCTCCTAGGGATGTAAAACAATTTGGAACTTATCCCGATGGAGAAGGAAGCTGGAGATATGATGGTGATGATAAAATAGTAGCTGAAATGACAGGGAATCAAACAGCATATCACCATGAAAATCTGTTCCCAGAATTATACACCAACAATGCAACTCACAAGTCTTTTACGTTCGGAAATCAAGAAGTTCACGTAGCAATATTTGTTAGAAACAGAATAAAGATGAATGAAGTGTATTATCTGGAATTAGAAATTGTTCCTTCTTATGGACAAGCAATTGAAAAAGTTAAAATAATGAAGGATGAATTGTCTGTATCTTTAGTTAAGACAGACTTAAAATTAGATTGGCATAAAACTAATGGACACCATGTATCATTTGATGGATATGATTTTGTAACATTACATGGAAAAGTCTATCTCCCTAAAAAAGTGTTCTTTGACTGTATAGAAATGTCTTCTTTACAAGTAAGTCCTCAAATAACAGTTCAACAATATGAAGCATTGTTAGAACTAGGACTACAAAGAGCTGTCGTAACAAGAGATTCAATGAGACAGCTGAATAGATTAGCCAAAGACTTTGTTAAAGATGTAAAATTGGCTCTAGGTTTATCCAACATGATTTGGGAAGTCACTAGTGATATGGAAATAGCCAACAATCATTTCCTTTTAACAAATGAGGTTGTTAAACAAAGAAATTTAATTAATACTCAAGGAAAAATAACACCTCTACCAACCTTTGTTATGCCAGGTATCTCTGATTTTGTAAGAATCTTGGTAAATATTTACACCCATCCTATAATGAGAATAAACTATGTCATATTTTTCTTAATCTTCCTAAATTTAGGAATATTCTCATATATAGTATATTCTCCTATCAATACAGGAATCTATATTGCCAGAAGTTATTGGTCAAGAATCAGTATTCCTATTCCTTCTGTTTCTCCAATAAAACAAGTAGTCAATGCCTATTATAATGACTTCAATGTCTATCAAAAGAAAGTATTCAGTTATCAAAATATCAATGCTTTCCACAACTTAAAAGCTGAATACAAAAAGAGTATTTATTCAGCAGTTTTTCCAGAATATTATGATAGACACATCAGACAATCTGAAATCAAGCAAATTGATTGGACTGAGAGAGATTGGATTACTTGTAAGAGATCAGATAGAGCAAAATGGGAAGCTTGGAACACTCAACTCGAGATGCAATTACAATTCGAAAGAGAATTGTTAGAATTGGAAAATCTAAAGAGAAGAAGAGACGAGATATTCGGAACTCCAGAAGTTAGAGCAATGAATACTAAGAAAAAATCCGATTCATTATTATTGTCAGGAGTGTTAGCATATGATTCCTTCGAGATGAAAATTCAAGGAGAATACTTTTATTTACAATTGTTGTTTGCTATCCTATTCCTATTCTGTTACTTATTTTACAGAGTAACTAGACACAGAACAGAGAGAAAGAAAGTGGTGAAGAAAATCGCAGGAAGAAAAGTCTACTATAGAAGCTGTGTTCAACCACAATATTGGGAAACAAATAACTTTGTAACTGACTCAACCAGACACAAAATAGAATTTTCTCCAACAGGAAACTATTTACATCCCATATTTTCTAAAATGGGAAAAGAACAATTTGCCGAATACATAAAAGTTAATTGCAACTGCAAAGAACTCCAAGAAGCAGGAGAGATCGTAGGACCAGTTCCAGTTTTTAAAACTCCTATCGATATTATCAACTATCACAGTTGTAGATTAACTAATGCAACTGCTTTAAAGAGGGCAGCAGCTAAAGTTCCTGTTCCTAATAAGGTCAATTTGAAAGAATTCAAAGAATTCATGGAGAATGAAATGTATCCATTATTTGACGAAATAGCTGAAAATTTTCAATATAGCTATAATATTTGGTGGAATCATATCAGTGTTTCACAAAGACAAGAAGTCAATGATGTACTCAAGAGTAAAATCAACTGGTTTGACAGAAACAAAGTCAGAAAACTAATTAGGACTTACAATAATTTTGTAAAATCTGAAGATCAAACTCAAGGTCCTAAAGAATCAAAGACCAGAAACATCTGTAATGTCAGTGCATTCAGAAAAATGTTAGCTGGACCAGTTAT